ATGCGCGTTCGCGACTATGACGCCGGGGGCGGCAAGCGTGTTGCGGAACCCCGCGCGGCGCTGCGATCCGGCATCTTCGACCAGGAAGGCGAACCCTCCGCCGACGAGCGCGCCGCCGCCGTCGAGATTGCGTAGCTGGAAGATGTAATCGTAGGCCGAATCGATCGACACCGGCGTGAACGCCATCGGCTTGGTTGTCTTCGTGCTGCCCGCGCCCAGCGTCAGCCCGAGATCGCCCACGGGCGCGTAGGCGAAGGTGCCGATCAGCGTGTCCTGCGCTTGCGGCGCGGCGCTGTTGAGCGTGCCGGCGGCGGTCGCATTGACCACGTGCCGCCGCCAGACTTTGAGTTCGGTCGTCGCGGCACCCGCGGGCGCGATCCACGGCAGTTCGATCGCCTCGATCGTGTCGCCCGCGGTCAGGTGCGTGCCGGTGACCAGCCCGACCTGGAACAGCCCGAACCCGTAGCCGAGCGTGTATTGGTCTTCGCGCGCCGAATACTGGTAGGCGTAGGTGTAATCCGCGCGCTTGACCGCATTGGTCGCGCCGGCCGCTTGCGTCCCGGCCTGCGCCGCTGCGGACAGGGCCGCATCGCGCGCTGCCTGCGAGGTGGCCACGTCCGCCGCGATCGCCGCCGTTACCGCCGCGACGGCATCCGCCGCTGCCGCTTCGCCTGCGCCCTCGACGGCCTCCGCCACACCATCCGCAGCCGCTTCCGCGCGGGCCGCCGCCGCGCGCGCGGCCGAGGTGCTTTCGCCCAGGATGATCGGCACCGGCGCGCCGTTGATGTTGACGGTGAGATCAGTCATTCGGCGTCACCTTCCCGGTCACGGTTGCCACCTGTCCGAACAGGCGAATGGTATCGAGATCGACCGAGCCGCCGTCCGGCAGGAGCAGCACGTCCCACGCCAGTTGCACCAGCCCATCGCCATCGGTGTCGGCCGGCAGACCGGCGGTTTCGTTCTTGGTCAGCGACAGCTTGTATTCGGTCGCGTCGAGCGTCGGGCTGTAGCCCATGGGGTTGACGGTGAAGTCGCGCACGGGCGCGCCGGCGGCGTCGGGGGACAGCCGCAGGCTCGATGTCACGGTCGCACCGGTCCAGTCGCCGCCGATCGCCATCGTCCAGTTGAACGGCAGGCCCCGGTCGATGCTGATTCCCGCAGGCGCGAGCTTTCCCGCCGCGCGCAGTTGGCGCAGCCAGTCGTCGAAAGTTGTCATGGATAGGACCCCGGCTAGAACTCGTAGTAGGTCGACTTGATGTTGTGGCTGATCACCCCGGCCGAAATGTAGGTGTGCGCCTCGGCCACGGTAATCTTGGCCACCCGCGCGGTGCCGGCAGGCGTGCCGAGCTCCTGCGCGCAGACCCAGCGCCGATCGATCAGGAAGCGGTGCATCGCGGTCGCCCGGATCGTCACGTCGCCGAAGGTGCAGGCGAACACGTCCTCGTCATGGAAGCTGATCGCCGCCACCGGATATTCGCCCCAGGCCAGCGTCGCTTCGTGCCGGGTGCGCAGCAAGGTGCCGACTTCGAGCGCACCCGCCGCGATCTCGGTCCCGTCCGCCAGCAGGATCGGCGTGTCATCGGCCACGCAGTAACCCGGCGGTGCCGGTTCCGGATCGTCATAGACCCCGCCGGTGCTGGTCGATTGCCGCCCGATCAACACCTGGTCGGGCGATGCGGACAGCGCGGCGGCGGGGTAGGCCTCTGCCGAATAGGTCGAAGTCGCGGTGGACCATGCGACTACATAATCCGTGCCGGCCGCCAGCCCGGTTATGGTCGCAGCCGGAAAGGCGATCTCCTGTCCGGTGTTGGTCACCCCGTCGAACGCGGCCACCGATATCGAATCGTCGTCGCTCGACAGCGGGAAGTTGACCGACTTCGACACCAGCGTGCGCGCGCCCAGCGGATCGACCACCGCGGCCGCCAGTTCGTCGCGCTCCTGCGCGGTCTGCCCCAGCGCCGGGGTCGGCGGCGGCGTGCCCGTCAGCCCCAGTGCATAGGCGTGCTTGGCGGTCGTCTCGCCGATCAGCGTCAGCTTGACCTTCATTGTGCCCGGATCGACCTCGCGCTGCAGGACGATCACGTCGCCATTGAAGTCGAGGCTGGGAAAATCGGCCGTCAGGCAATCGCCCGGCTTGATCCACCGCCACAGCGGGTTGAGCGTTACTTCGAGCGGGCCGAGCTCGCGGCTGTCCATCAGGGCGTAGGCGGCTAGCTGCGATGCCTGGTCGACATCGCGCACCAGGTTCCACTGGCGCTCCTCGACCTTTTCCTCACCGTCTTCCGCCACATAGGTGGGGACGCTGACCTTGTCGGCGGAGACAAACTCCCAGTTGTGCTCCGGGCTGCGATACTTCGGCACCAGTCCGTTGAGCCGGTCGGCATAGCCCTGCATCGCGGTGACGCCGAAATCGTCGTCGGCGATGTCGCCCTCGGTGATTGTCGCCAGGCTCACCTGCGGGGCGCGGAACCGCACCGATAGCATCCCGCCCGTGACGATGGGCTCGCCGCACCCGGCGCTCATGATGTCTTTCAGGTTGGCGTAGCGGTCGCCCGGCTCGTAGATCGTGCCCGACAGGCGCCACCCGTTCGCGTCGCAGACGTTGGCCCAGGCGACGAACCGCGACAGGACGATGCCCTCGGCCGGCTGCCCGATGCCGAACACCTTCTTGCCGTTCTGGTATCGGCCATAGGCGTAGGCGACCGCGTGCAGCGCCGGGTTGTCCGAATATTCCCAGGTCGCCTCGTCATCGATCCGTTGCGGGCCAGCGCCGCCCGGGTAGGTGTCGTCGAGCCGGGGATCGTAAACCGCCACGCCCTGCCACACCGCGCCCAGCGCCGGCACCCCGCTGGCGAACCGCTTGCCATCCTTGTCGAACTTGAGGTTCCACCCGATCGCGGCTTGGCCGCTCAGCTTGCTCGCTGCGGTCCATCCGGGGGCAGCGCCGAAGGGCGGGACCAGCGCGCTTGCCTCGGGTGACGCGCCGAGCTGCGTGTCGCTGTCGAGGAAGCCCGAATAATAACTGAGGTCGCTGGAAAAATCGGCCATCTGGGTGCACGCCGCAAGCGGCCCAGCAACAGACACGACCACGACCATCCAGCGGTAGGGATTGGGGATCTTGTTGAGCGTAGTGCCATAAGACCTACGGTAGCGCAGGATGCCGGCCGAAAAGGCTTCTCCCATCAAGTACGGCGACGGCGGCTCGACAGCGATCTGTATCTGCGTCTCACTCCCGCGAGCTGGTGGCGGCTCGGTGAGCAACTGCGCGCCGATGCCGACGGCCGTCGAAACGAGCCCCGCGATCGTGCCGATCGTCGCGAAGGTAGCCCCGCTGATACCTGCCAGGACTCCAGCGCCACCGATCGCCACGCCTACACCGGTTGCAACCAGGGCGACGGCACCAGCCACAATAGCGACGGTTTTCAAGACCTTTGCAATGGCGGCCTCCCGTGGCAGAATGTTTGTATGGACTTGAACTGGACTATGCCCCTCGCAGCCGCGCTCGCCCTTTCAGGTTGCGCAACCACGTCAGCAGGTATCGAGGCCGAGCCGGTCGTGGCCACCTATACGAGCACGAACGCCCCCACGGTCGTGGCCCGATGCCTTCAAGAGGCGATGCCGGGCTTGGATATCGAACTTGGGGACCACCAGGTGTCCGTGTCGAACCGAAATCAGTTTGGGTCGATCTTGATGAACTGGCTTATCAAGGAGACTTCGAGCGGTTCGACGATCGAACTTCGTAAAACCAATTCCATTGCTCCCGGCCGCGAGAAAGCAACGGCCTGCTTCTAAACCCGCCAGGCCTTCGTGATCACCGCCGCCGGCTGCGTGAAAAGGGTCATCCCCGGCGCCCCCTCGGCATAGCCGATCGCCGATGCGCCAAGCGAGATGATGATTCCGCCAAGGCCGCTGTCGTCCGGTAGAACCGATACATCGCCCGGCAACATCATCGCCACGGGGATCGGCGTCAGCAGGTCGTCGAACATCGCCTCTACGCTATCGTAGCCGCGCTTCTTCAGTTCGCGCCTGGCGTCGATCGGCCCGGTCAGCTTCGGCACCGCCTCGATCCTGTGCCCCATCTTCCGGGCATGGAATCGGAACATGTGGATACAGGTCGCGCCGGTCGCCCAGTCGAACGGGCGATGGCGATACTTGTCCATCGTCGCCTGCAGCGCATCGTGGCGCTTGATCAGCGGCTTCTTCCGGCGGCTCATCGCAGCACCTCTGTGGGAGACCGGAAGCCCCCGCGTGCGCCGCCGGATGCGTAGCTCGCGCTCGATGCGCCTCGCGAACTTTCCACACCCCAAGCATCGTTGATCGTCAGCCCGGTCGCGTCGTCATGCCCCGTCTCGCCCGGCCACACCGACTTGTGAAACGAGGGCGACAGCGAGTTGCCTTCGTTCCGCATGAACAGCCGTTCCAGCGTGGAGACGATCGTCATGGCAAGATCGCGCGCGGCCTTGCGGATGGTCAGCGTGGTGCGATCGATCTGCCCGAAGAACAGCGTGTCGGGCTCGCCGACCACGGTCCCGGTTTGGGTATCGTATTCCGCGATAGAGAGCCGCACCGCAGACCGCTGGAAGCCCGGCTGTGAGAGGTCCGCCGAGGCGCTGTCCGCTGCCGGCGCAAGGCTCAGTTCCAGAGCGGGGATTTCCTCGCCCACGCCTTCCGTGAGAGGCTTGAGCGATCCGATCGTCCCGAAGGTCGGATCGGCGCTCTGGTACGTCTCCCCGTCGATCACGATGAACCCGCCGTCGCACAGCCGCACCGTCGCATCCGGCAGTTCGATCTTGAGCAGACCGACGAGGCCGATGCCGCTCATGCGATCTCTCGCAAATCGAACCCGACCTGCACCAGGTGATTGAGCGGCAGTTGCCACGGCTGTGCCGCGACCTTGCCTTCGATCGTAGGCTTGGCGATCCGAACCATCGCGCCGTCCAGGAACGGCCAGCGCACCTCAGGCGAGATGATCACCGCCGCGTTGCCGTCCGCGTCGGCGTGGACCAGGCTGCGATTGTTGTGCAGGTAGCCGCGCCCGTTCTGGTCGACGATCGTCAGCCAGTATCCTTCCTTGGCGATGTAACCGGGATTGAGGCCGCGCAGGTTGATCGTCCGGCCGCTTTGTCCCGCCCCATCGATCACCGGCTCGCCCGGCGTTCCCTGCGATACGCCGACCAGCGGATATTCGACGCGCACCAGCGAGCCTGAAAACCATGCCTCGGTCAGCCGCGAGATCAGCACCGCGGCCCGGTCCGCGCGCATCGGGGGATACGTGATCCCCGCACCGAACCGGCCGCCCTTGCGCTCGACGAACAGTTCCTCGCCGCCCGTGGGCGGGGTCATCCAACCGCCGAACGGAATTGCGTAGGGCTCCGCGCCGTTGGGCTCGGCCCATTCGGGGAACTCGATCACGCAACCCGCCGCGACTGGCGGTAATCGATGCTGGCCTGGGCCACCCGCGCGCTGCCGTCCATCAGGGCAGGCGCCGCTTCGGCGATCACCTGGCCGGCTTGATTGCGCACGATCGCCCCGAAGCCGTTGTTGTTGGCGACGACTTCGACCTGAAGTTTGCCGCCGCTCATCATCTGCCGGCTTTCGGAATTGTTGAAGACGCGGCTGCCACGCGGCAGGTCGACTATCTCAGCACCCCGTTCACCGACCCAAGTCAGGCCGCCCCGCCAAGCATTCGTGCCGTTGGCATTCTCGCCTATCTTCGGAGCGTTGATCCGGGTTGCGGCCGTCTTGCCGAAGACGCCGATCGAACCGAGCTGCAGGCCAAGGCCGACAACGGCTTCGAGGATGCCGAGAAAGCCGCCGCCCTTGATCGCGTTGGCAAGGTTGCCGAGCGACTGGATCGTCGCATCGGCCATGTCCTTGAACGACTTGGCGACCGCGACCGTGGTCGCCTTGCCCTTGTCCTTGAACAGGTCGAACTTCGCGAGCGCCTTGTCGATGCCGTCGATAACCGCGAGCGAAGCCGTATCTGCGACCCGCACCGGAGCGTCACCCTGGATGCCCGCAACCTCCCGATCGAGCCGCAGACGGGCCGCGTTTCTGGCATCGTCCGATCGACCGGACGCCTCGATGCGCTTGAGGTCTTCCCGGTACTGATTGGCCTTCTCGATCTCAGGAAACAGGCGGGCAAAGAGGTCGCGCGTTTCCTCTGCAGCCCGGCGGGCGGCTTCGGTCAGCTTTCGCGTGGCGGCCTCCACCCGGGCGCTGCCTCCCTCGATGCCGATGGCCAGGCCTTGCCCGATGTAGTCACCGATCTCCTGAAACACGCGCGAGGGCGAACGGATGCCGAGAAGGTTCTTGGCCCGGGTAATGCCGCCACTGACGACACCTTTGACCGCTTCCCAAACCGCCACCGCGTTCGCCTTCACCCCGTTTGCCAGCCCGACCACCAGGTCCCGGCCGACGCCGAAGAAATCGACCACGAAGACGTGCGCGCGCTGCAGTCCGCCGTTCACGCCGTCCGCAAAGCTGTGCAGCGCGGCCAGCGTATCCTTGTGGAAGTTGAGCGCCCACGCGTTGTAGCGCTGATTGGCTTTCTCAAGGTCACCGATGCCCGAGATGAAGAACAGCTTGAAGTTGCCGACGGCCTGCTCGTAGGCGACCAGCGCATCGGCGTTTTCGAGCAGCTTCTTGTTGCTCTGCGCCTCGATCACATAGTTGAGCTTCGAGAGCTTGTCGGCGGTTTCATCGGCCTTGGCGATGTCCTCGGCGGAGATCACCACGCCAAGCTTGCGCGCCTCATCCGCGAAGGCCTTGATCCCAGCCGAACCGCCTTCCAGCAGAGCCGCCGTCGCCTGGCCCTGCTTGCCGAAAAACTGAACCCGTAGTGCAGCCTTCTGGGCTTCGCTGCCTGCGCCTTGGATGCCCTCCGCAATCAGCGCGATCTGGTCTGTCTCCGACTTCCCTTTGAGGTCGTCGAGGGTGAGGTTGATTTCCTTCAGCGCCGCGACGAACGGGCCCTTGCCGGTCAACTCGGCCTGACCGAGACGCTTCGAAAACTGGCCGAGCGCGCCGTCGACTTGTTCCGTTGTGAGGCCGACTTGCGTCGCGGCGTAGCGGAACTGCTGAAGCGCGTCGGTGCTGACGCCGAGCGCGGCCGCCTGTTCGCCAAGGCCGCCAACGGAATCGAGGGCAGCGTTCCCCATGTCGCGGTAAGACGAAATGACATCGCCGATGCCCGAGGCGAGAAGCGCACCTCCGACCGCTTTGCCAATCGTGCTGACCTTCGAACTGAAGGACTGGAAGCGACGCTCCTGCTGGGAGAGCCGCTTCTCGGCCACCGTTGCGCCCTTTTCGAAGGCGACGGTGTCCATGCCGAGGACGACCGAGAGCTTCGCAATCACGTCACCTAGCGCCATGCTTGCTCTCCTTCCGCGCCTTCATCCGCGCGATCATGCCGCGAAGGTCCGCAGCCCCTTCATCGGGCGTCGGCTTGGCATCGGGCTTGAGGTATTTTTCCAGCGCGCGGAGTTTCTTCAGGCGGGCGAATTTCTCGCCGTGCCACGCGATGCTGACGGCTTGCTGGTGATTACCTTGGAACCGACTGCCGACGATCAGCTGATAGACGCGCGGGGTCACCCGCCAGTAGCCGGCGGGGTCTAGGCCCGCTTCGCACCACTGCCGCCAGAGGTCTTCCCACGGCCAGTCCGCCGGGGAGGGTTTGCGCCCTTCTTACCCTCCGCCGCGTCGGGGAAGGCCAGTTGGATCGCAGCCGACAGGGCTTCGCTGACCGCATCGGTTTCGGCCAGCACCATGTTCATCGCGTCGCGCTGCGTTACCTGCGGATGCCGCGCATCGAGCAGGCCAAACAGCAAGGCGGCTGTCGCGGGCAGGGTGTCCTTCACAGGATCCCCGAACTCGTCGACCTCCACCTCGCCCTTCGCATTGATCCGCGGCTGCAGGTCCGCGAACAGGCGGTGGACCTTGGTTGCCCCGGTGTGAGCCTGGGCCGCCTTCGCCAGTCCGGCGTTGTCCGCGATCAATGTGAAGCGCCGGCCGTCGCTCAGCTTGAGCGGGGTCTCCCCGATGATGGGGTTCATCCGCCGGGCGCCGCGTAAGCCGCGCTGGACACGACATCGTTCAACGCGATCGTGACGGTCATCTCCATGTTGCTCTCCGGATCGACGGTGCCTTCATCGATGTCGGACACGTAGCCGATCACGTCATCGGTCCAGACCAGTTCGCCCAGCTCGGGATAATTGAACCGGAAGAAACGATCGTCGCCCGCGGCCTTGGCGGCCTTGATCGCGATGTAGGTGTCCGAACCGCGCCGGGTGTTGAGGGTGATCTGCGCCTCGCCGTCACCCATCAGTCCGGGCGTGCTGGTCGGCCGGCGGTTGGGCGTCTTGAGCGTGGTGGTCGGCACCCGCTCCAGTTCGCCGTCCTTGACCGAAAAGCTCCGGACTTCATTGAGTTCTACGAGGTTAGCCGCGGTGTCGTCGGACGACATCCACGCTTCGCCGTTCCAGCCAGTGCTGGCTTCCTGGTCTTCGCCTGCCATTTGTGGTGCTCCTGATCGACCTTCACACGATCCGATATTCGAGGAGCAGGTCGACGCTCGCTCGATGGATGAATTCTGTCCCGATGTCCTCGCCAAGGTCTCGCGGTTCGTCGGCCGAGGCGCGGCCAAACTTGAGACCCGCGACGGTCGCGGGACTGGAGAGGTCCGCCACCGCCGCCTCGGCAAGCGCGCGTGACTGCGCGTAGGTTGACGCCCAGCAGTCGATCTGGACGCGGGGGCG